CTTAGAGAAGAATGACAAGATACGTGGCTTAGCTAGTGCTAATAGTGCTATTACAATTACTATAGCCACAGAAGAAAGATTCGTACCTAAAGACAGATTTGCATAACGGGTATTCCAAATAAGCTATAGTAACGGCCCACGATTTAAGTAAAACTATGTTTGTTCAACTAACAAAGGAGAATGAACATGGAACTAGTTATTTCGGAATCACGTATGTGGGCCACTAACTTTAAGGCTTGGCTGGTCAAAGTATTTAATGCAATGATCGAAGCACGTCAACGTCAAGCTAATGCACGTATTGCTGAGATGCAACTACGTGGTATGTCAGACAGAGAACTGAACGACATAGGTATAGGACGTGCAGACATTCGTAGGGTAGCTTACGAAGAATAACACACACACAAGGACACACACATACATGGAAAAATATACCTCAAACCCTTATCAAATACGTACAGACCTTTTGGCTATGTCTAAAGAGATGCTAGACAAAGCGTATGATACACAACTTGAGATTGCTCGTACTATGATGGAGCAAACGAAAGAGAACACTGAACAAGCTTTAGATGCGTGGAAGAGGTACATCCCTAAGATGTACACACCTGATGAAGTTAAGAAACAAGCAGAGACACTATACGAGTTTGTAACACAAAACAAGTAACGTGGGACTTTTGGGAGGAGGCTCATGGACCCAGTGACCATTATCAGTGGGGCTACTGTAGCCTTTAACGCCCTAAAGAAAGGTTTTGCAATCGGGAAAGATTTGCAAGACATGCATGGGCAGTTAACTAAGTGGGCAGGTCATATGTCCGACTTAGGTCAAGCTGAGAAAAAAGTAAAGAATCCCCCGTGGTGGAAATCGCTAGGGGGTTCTGTAGAAGCTGAAAGTCTCGAAGTTTTTACTGCAAAGCGTAAGGCAGAGTCCATGCGCAAAGAGTTGAAGGACTATATCAGTTTCACGATGGGGCCATCTGCATGGGATGAGCTTGTGGCTATCGAAGCCAAGATACGTAAACAGAAAAAGGAACAAGAGTACCGTAAAGCTGAACTACAAGAAGCTATTATAACTTGGACAGTAACAGGTTTGCTTTTAGTATTAGGTTTTGGTATTCTAGGTTTCATAATATACATGGTGAGCTAATGGCTAGACAACTAACAGAAAACCAAATAAAGTTCTTAGAAGTCCTGTTTGATGAAGCAGGAGGTGACGTTGTTGCCGCTAAGAAGCTGGCAGGATATAGTGAGTCGTCTAGCACCGCCGCTATAGTGGAAAGCTTAAAGGATGAAATCGCAGATAAAACACGTACTTACTTTGCTCGTACTGCGCCCAAGGCTGCTATGGCTATGGTTGGTGCTTTATATGACCCTACTGAACTAGGCATTCGTGATAAGATGGCAGCAGCTAAAGATTTACTTGATCGTGCAGGTCTAGGTAAAACAGACAAGATTGACGTAGGGTCAAGCAGTGGTGGGGTGTTTATCCTGCCATCCAAGGAAGGTAAGAACGAGTAAGTATGAACCGTGAATCTTTGGGGTATTGGGAGTTACCCAAGCCACACAAAGGTGAAGAGAGACAGTGGCACGTAATAGCTAGAACAACACGCACCGTGCCTTTCGGATACAGAGTACACCCTGACAACGAAAACTTATTAGAACCCATACCAGATGAACTAGAAGCTTTAGAGCTTGCAAAGAGGCACCTAAAGCAGTATAGTTACAGAGAAGTTGCTATATGGTTATACCGACAAACTGGTAGATACATCTCACATATGGGTTTAAAGAAAAGGGTAGACATTGAGCGAAGACGTAAGAAAGCAGCTACAATTAAGCGCAAGCTTGCCAAGCGGCTCGAAGAAACGCTACAGGAGATCAAAAGGCTCGAAGAAGAAAATATTGGAGCCTACCGAATCATCCCCCCAGACGAGTGAACCTGTAGTAGAAAAAGTAGCAGCACAAGTAAAACCTGTAGAGTTTGATGTTGACACTGCACAAGAAGTAGTGTTTAAACCAAACCCAGGACCACAGACAGACTTCCTAAGCGCATCTGAAAGGGAGGTACTGTATGGTGGGGCGGCTGGTGGTGGCAAATCGTATGCGATGCTGGCTGACCCACTTCACGGTTTAAATGACCCTAACTTTAGTGGTCTACTTGTACGTCATACTACGGAGGAGTTACGTGAACTTATTCAAAAGAGTCAAGAGCTTTATCCTAAAGCCGTTCCAGGTATTAAGTGGAGTGAGCGTAAGAGTCAGTGGATTAGTCCAAGGGGTGGTAGACTTTGGATGTCGTACTTGGACAAAGACATGGACGTTACTCGTTACCAAGGTCAAGCGTTTAACTGGATCGGGTTCGACGAACTAACACAATGGCCTACGCCTTATGCGTGGGATTACATGAGGTCACGTCTACGTAGTGCACATAGTGGTAACTTAGGTCTGTATATGCGAGGTACTACAAACCCAGGTGGTGCAGGACATCAATGGGTTAAAAAGATGTTCATTGACCCAGCGCCATCAGGTAAGTCTTTCTGGGCTACCAACATTGAGACAGGCGACACTATCAAGTTTCCTAAAGGTCATAGCCGTGAAGGGGAACCTCTGTTCAAACGTAGATTTATTCCTGCTAGTTTGTTTGACAATCCATACCTAGCAGATAGCGGTGATTACGAAGCGATGCTATTGTCATTGCCAGAACATCAGCGCAAGCAGTTGCTAGAAGGTAACTGGGACATTAACGAAGGAGCAGCGTTCCCTGAATTTAACAGAAGCATACACGTTGTGGAACCTATCGACATACCTGACTCCTGGCCTAAGTTTAGAGCTTGCGACTATGGTTACGGCTCCTATACAGGAGTACTCTGGTTCGCTGTCGCACCGACTGAACAGTTGGTTGTCTACAGAGAGCTTTATTGTTCTAAGGTTACGGCTACAGATTTAGCAGATATGATTATTGAAGCGGAATCAAATGATGGAACTATCAGGTACGGCGTGTTAGACTCGTCCCTCTGGCACAAAAGAGGTGATACTGGCCCGTCACTAGCAGAGCAAATGAACATGAAGGGTTGTCGTTGGAGACCTTCGGATCGCTCTCGTGGCTCAAGGGTAGCTGGTAAGAACGAGATTCACCGCCGTTTGCAGGTGGATGAGTTCACTGAAGAGCCAAGGCTGGTGTTCTTTTCCACCTGCACCAACACAATAGCTCAGCTACCTAGCATACCGCTAGATAAGAAGAACCCTGAAGACGTTGATACAAATGCTGAAGATCACTTGTATGACGCACTACGGTATGGTATAATGACTAGACCACGTAGTTCCATCTGGGATTACAACCCAGCAAAACAAAACTCTGGCTTTCAAATGTCGGACTCAACTTTTGGATACTAAATAAATGGCAGAAATAGACGATCTTTCCTTTGAGACAGATGATGTAGTAGCAGCCGAATCTAGTGAAGACAGTCTGTTTACTAACTTAAGCAGTATTGTAACATTTGTAGCTGAGCGATTCAAACGAGCAGAAGATTCACGATTGGGTGATGAAGAACGTTGGCTACGCTCCTATCGTAACTACAGAGGTATTTATGGACCAGAGGTGCAGTTCACATCTAGTGAGAAGTCTAAGGTATTTGTTAAAGTTACTAAGACTAAAACCCTTGCAGCGTATGGACAGATAGTAGATGTACTATTCGGTAACAATAAGTTCCCGTTGTCTGTTGAGCCATCCGTTCTGCCAGATGGTGTAGCAGAATCAGTACACATCAACGTTGATCCAAACGCTGGTCCAGCAGGTGAAGCATTAAGAAGTGCGTTTGGTACAGAACCTCCTAAGCCTTACTTGATTGGTCCTGACACAGAGTTAAAACCAGGTGAGACACGTACTACCCTAATGAAACGCTTGGGTGGCATGAGTAAGAAGCTTGGCCCTGTCAGTGATAAGATCATTGAGGGTGATGGTACTACACCTACAAGTGTGACATTCCATCCTGCTATGGTAGCAGCTAAGAAGATGGAGAAGAAGATTCACGATCAGCTAAACGAGTCAGGTGCATCTAAACATCTACGCTCTATGGCTTTCGAGATGGCACTACTTGGTACAGGTGTTATGAAAGGCCCGTTTGCTGTAGATAAAGAATATCCTAACTGGGATGAAGAAGGTGACTATGATCCGCTAATCAAGACTGTACCTTCTACGAACCACGTATCAGTATGGAACTTCTACCCTGACCCTGAAGCTACAAGCATGGATGATGCAGAGTATGTGGTAGAGCGTCACAAGATGTCTCGTAATCAACTACGCTCTTTGCGTGGTCGCCCTTACTTCATGGATGAGTCTATTCAGCTAGCTATTGATAAAGGTGCTGACTATGTTCGTAAGCACTGGGAAATGAAGATGGAAGACGATGATAGTCATCCTTCAGATAGTGAGCGCTGGGAAGTACTAGAGTTCTGGGGCTTTGTTGATACTGATCTACTAGAAGAGAACGGCATCAAGATTCCACGTGAGCTACGCAACCTAGTAGAAGTAAATGCTAACATCTGGGTTTGTAATGGTGAGATTATCCGTTGTGTACTAAACCCATTCAAACCATCACGTATTCCTTACTATGCAGTACCTTATGAGCATAACCCATACAGCTTTTTTGGCGTAGGTATTGCAGAGAATATGGATGATACACAAACATTGATGAACGGTTTCATGCGAATGGCTGTTGACAATGCTGTATTATCTGGTAACCTACTGATTGAGATAGATGAAACAAACCTCGTACCAGGACAAGACTTATCCGTGTATCCAGGCAAGGTGTTCCGTAGACAAGGTGGAGCGCCGGGTCAAGCTATCTTTGGTACTAAGTTCCCCAATGTGGCTGCAGAGAACATGCAACTCTTTGATAAAGCTAGGGTCTTGGCTGACGAAAGTACTGGATTCCCAAGCTTCGCCCACGGGCAAACAGGAGTATCAGGAGTGGGTCGTACCGCTAGTGGCATTTCTATGCTTATGTCTGCAGCTAATGGCTCTATTC